GATTTTTTCTTTTCTTCTTTGATTGCTCTATATTTTTGCCCATTGATTGTGATGGTTTCATTATCTAATTCTTTCCCTGTTCTAAAATAGGAAGGTGCTGCAGGAATTGGTTTATCTGGATGGTCATCCGGTAGTAATACATTCTTCGCATGTTGGTCTAAATCAGCTAAAACCGTACTTTTAGGATCTCCATCACCATTCATAGTATCTCTAATTGTTTCGTCATCTAATAGTTTTTTTGCCGCTTCCATCGCTTCTTCTTTACTGTCAAAATAAATTGGAGTACCCCCAATACCAATATTGATGGAGTAAGAAATATCAGCTCCGTCTTGTACTGCAGTAACAGACATATGTTGGTCTGGGTCGTCTTTTACATTACCTCTAACTACGGCGTATCTTCCACTATCAATTTCAGAGTCTTCTGCTTCAACATCAAAATATCTAAATTTTTGCTTTGAACTAGTTACCAAATCTTCTAATTCACCGATTATATCTTCATTCTCACTTTCTGATGATTTCTCATCATCCATATCGTCATCATCCATATCGTCATCAGAATCCATATCTGGCTCATCTCCACCATCTCTATCAAAATCACTACCACCTAATTTATCGTCATCATCCTTTTCACTACCATCATCACCTTTTTCTTGTGAATTCATTTTATCCCAAGCTTGTTTTGCTGGATGTTCTTTATCCATCTTTTTAGCGGCACCAGCAGTCATTTCCTGAGACTCACCATCCTTATCTTTATATTTGATGATTTTGTCGTCATCAACTTCATTGATGCTTTTTGCAATTTCAAGTAGTGAAATCATTAGTCTTTCTCCATCATTATTTCTGTTTTCAGACTTTCCAATTGTTCTATCCATTGGTTAAGTCTTCTAATCATATAATTCTTATCTATATCCTTTTTAGATATTTCAACCTGCCATCTTTTTAACAGAGTCGAAATACTAAAAAGCGTGTCCATATAGGACTTCTTTTTATCTTCAAATGGCATAGTGACCTCAGTTACTTTAACTGTCCTACTTTGTTCGCTAGTTTTACTAACCTCTCACTAATTTTATTCAAAGCCTTATGTGTATTTTTCCAATATGACCTAGAATCTACATTTAACTCATTTTTTAAACGTACATTCATCTTTACTACTTTATCTAAGTTGTTGAGACTATCTCTAATCTCTCTCATAGATTTACCAATCTTTTGTTTTGGTGTTAAAGTTTCATCGTTTCTATAATCATGATACTTACCCTCACTAACATAATTGTAGCCGGTTGAACCTAAATCTCTTTTCTTTTTCTTCTTTTTATCTTTCTTTGGGTCAGAAAATGCAAAGGGTGTTTGATAACCAGGAACATTGGCTGATGTAGACGCTTCTTCTAGTTCGTCTTTTATAATTTCCCTTATGTATTCTTTGAGTTTACTTAGAGACATCCTTAAGCTCCCTAACTAGTTGGTAATATCTCATTAAAGCTACCACCTGATTGTCCTCAACTATTCTACCTTTCAAAAGATTACCTATTTGATTGATAGCTTCTGTTAATTTTATCTTAGTAACCTTATCATCTATTTTAGGCAAAAACGATTGGAGTTGTTTTTTGATTTGAATAGATTCTTTTTCAATAAACTCTTTCAAAGAGTTGGTGTTAGATATGTTATAGATGTACTTTCTTAGTAAGTCTCTTTGACTTTCGGTAAGTTTTTTATACTTTTTGTTGAATTTCTCAACCAAAACTGTGTAAGTAAGTAATCTCAAGTCTTTTTCTTGCTTTTTGTAGTTTTCTAAGACTTTTTTGTCTTTTTTCTTTACAGAAGTTGACTTTTTAGTAATATTTTCTATAATAGTAAACCTACTTTCAGTTTCTTCTTTAGGGTCTTGTGTGTAAACTGACTCAAATAGTTTGTATATTGAAGCATATACTTTGTAATTTGGAATTCTTGCATTAAAAAAGTCATTTACATCGTAGCTATTTTTAATTTCTTTTACGAGATTATACTTTTCGTTTCTTAATTGTTTTTTATTAATACCTTTGTATGCCTTAACAACGGCTTCTATAAGGTGATTAGCTTTACTATCACTACTGTACTTTTCGGTATTTAAAATTTTATATAGTTCATATTCTTTACCAAGTTGAGATTTTGGTGAAAAATATTTCTTTAACATACTTACAGCTTCTCCCTCTTTATCATTAAGTACATCAGCTGTAATTTGTCTTGTTAATAGCTCAAAAAGAATAGCAGTATTCTTTATTTTTGAGTGCTTTATTTTATTACTCATTTACGAACTCCAATCGTTTTTGTATAGTACTTCATATATAAATATAAGTGTCATCAATTTTTATTAGTAATAAGAGAGTTTACTTCAGATTTATACTCCTCTTCAACCTCACTACTCTCACTTAATAATGATTTTCCTGTACTTCCCAAATGTTTTAGTACATTTTCATATTTTGATAATGATTGTGTACTGTAAGCTTTATTCATATCATGTGCCCCTAATGGGTCTCTACCCCTAGCACCACTATCTTTACTATACTTATTCGCTTCCTTTGGTCTTCCGGCACCCTCAAACCCACCTTCAGGTGAACCACCTTCATCATCTAATTCATGACCACTTCTACCCATAGCCAAATCAGAAGGTGTACCTTGTGATTGTCCACTTTTCGCAGGGTCATTACCTTCAGCCTCAATCTGTTGTCTTCTGAATTTAGTCTTATAGTCAAATACTATTTGTTCATCCATTTGTTTTATTTCTTCGTCTGAAAATTTGAATACATTTTTATAAACCCATTCTGATGATACTAATCCATCTCTCAACATAGAATCTGCAAGAGATGTTTTATTGTTCCACAATTCTATCTTTTCTTGCTCATATATCGTTGATGGGTTGGTTAGGTTTAATTCAAAGTTCACTAAATCTTGGTCTCTAAACCCTTGTGCATACAAATGAACTACAGCTATTTTCGATAACTCACTCGTTACAATTCTTTGTATCCTTTCAATTGTTCTAGCAAATCGTACATCCTCCGCTGCCAATGTAGCTTTAGAACCTAAACCTTCCTCGTAGCCCAAAAATGCTTTAGGTACATGCAATGAAGCTAACAATTTATTTTTGAGATACTCAATGTCATCAACTGCTTCGTAAGTAAGTCCTTGTAGAGTATCTATATTTGTTCCACTATCCCCACCACGAACAGGTAAAAAGAAATCCTCCGTTAGATTCTGTATATTGTATCTGAGATTGTACTCACCAGTCTTCTCATCCATCACAGGTGCCTTCTTCATTTTGTTCATAGCCTGTTGCATAAAGTTATCAACCTCTGCTGGTGGTATGTTACCAATATCTAATTTAAATATTCTTTTTTCTGGTGCTCTCATTATACGATGTATTAACATAGCATCTTCCATAAGACTCATTTGTTTCCATACCTTTCTACCACCTTCTAATATAGAACGACCATAAGGAACATAGTTAGAATCTGATAATAATCTAAAGTGTGCTATTTCATAATTTTCGAACATAGTGATTTCATTTTCTCTTTTGGTATGTCTTGCACCGTGACTCCCGCCAGCTGATTGTGGAATATATTCAAACTGTACTAAATTAGGATTTTCTGGATCATGTCCTTCATATCTAGCAGTATCATATGGTGATAAGGGCATAACATTTGTTACACCATACTTTTCATTGACTTCTAGTTTAAGAAAGAAGTCACCATACTTATTCATATTACGAATCCACGGCCAAAGATTGAACTCTATATTTATAATATCATAAAAGAGGTTATGTAATATATCATGTATATTATCATTTGATGTATTTATAGAAAGAACCTTACCATACTCGTTTTTCATAGTAGACTCGTCAGAATACACATCTAATGCAGATGCAATAATCGCATCAGAATCCATTGATTCGTAGTCTCTAAATAAACCTAATCTGAGTTGTTGAACTTGAAGTAGTTCATTATATCCGTAACTTTGCATATTCGAATATAGTTTTTGGTATCTATCAACCAAACTATTTTTAGCTACCGATTGTAGCTTTCCTGTATCTACAACTTTTAATTTTTTACCACCAACGTTTCTAACTATAGCGTTAGTAGAAAATAATCTTTTTAATCTTCCTAAAAATGTTGTATCAGCCATAATTTATTCCTTATCCTAATAGCCAGTCTATTCTTTCTTTTTCACCATTCGGACCCACTTCCATTTCCCAAGTGTCTTTCTTTTCCGTTGGTGTCTGAGGTAACATTTGTGTTGCTAAACCACTTAGTGCTTTTTTCTGCAAGTCGATACCTTCTTGTTTCAATCTTAGTGCAGTATCCCTTACCCAAAGACAGATAGCAAAACTCATAACTAAATCGTCATTATACCCCTGCATAGCTTCGGCTTTATTGTTATTATATATAAATACAAAAAGTTCATCAATTAATCGATTTGAACGAACAATTACTGACTTTTCTCTAAAATATTCTTCTAATTTAGCAATTACCAAAGGTCTGGTTTTCATTGTCATAGAAAAACCAGGCACCATATTTCTGTCCTGTGTTCTATATCTATTATTAATTTGTTTTTCTGTATCTACATATTGTAAATCTTTACTTGTGTAAAATAGGTTCTCATATCCTCTATCGATTACCTGTTGTATTGCAGCCCACCCAATATTATTATTTTCAACAACTAATAAGGCATTGTTATATTCCGTAGCAGTATTAACTAACATATTACCAAAATCTTTTGTTGACAACTTACCTTTGTATTCTGCTACCTGTTCCATACTTTCTATATCCATGACGTGAAAAGCAGAATAGTCTGTTCCATCACCTCTACTTACATCAGCAGATACGATGTAATCTTTTGTATAGTTAGCAGGTTGCCATACCCAAAAGTTACTATCTATTCCTCTTTTTTCTAAAGGATTGTTTGTATGTGTTTGTTTATATTCTTCTAATATCACACCATCAACCACAGTTTGTCCAGAAGTGATAAAGTCACAATCACATTCTTGTGCTGCTAATGAAGGGCCTAATAGTTTATCTTGCTCACCTCTCCACTCATCATTTCTTTCCGGATGTAAATTCCAATGTAATCTAATAAAGTTCCAATCATTTGTTCCATCTTCTGCGCCTACCCAAGTTTTGTGAAACCAATTACCTACACCATTTGGAGTTGACAATGCTATACATTGTCCACCAGTAGATAATGTCTGTGAGGCAGCTGCCCATATTGGTTCGATTTTGTCAATGAAAGCGGCCTCATCCAATATTAATAATGAAAGAGCCTCAGAACGACCAGAATCTTCTCCACTTGAGACCGCTTTAATCTGTGAACCATTTTTGTATCTTAAAGATAGTTTGTTATCCTCAACACAATTCTGTTTCAACCAAGAGGGTAAATTGGCGTGCATTACTCTTACTTTAGTCACTAAATTTTTTGCAGTATCTTGCTTAGTAGCAATTACTAATATATTTTTGTCCTGTCCAAACGTCATCATCCACAAAGAATATCCAGCAGTCAATGTCGATAAACCTAATTGACGTGCCTTTAGTATAATATTGAACCTATGGTCTTCGAAAGTTTGTAATGATTTTTCTTGAAAATCCCAAAGATGAAAGGGAACTTTACCCTTCATAGGATGCTGAACCACACAATACTTTTTTAGAAAATATGCTGGATCCTTTGCACACTTTACATATTCTTTTTTGATTACTTCTTTTAATGGTGCAGGTTTCATTATATCTTCCCTAAAATAAATCCAATAAACAACCAAAGATATTGATTCTCATACCACTTTGGTTCAACTAACTTCACCAACTTTTCATTCATTTCATCACGAGCTTTGAGTAATTTAATCTGAGAATCTTTAGCTTCTATTAGTAGTGAATCGACATTGGAAGATTCCTCAAATTTTTCAATCAAAGATTCATAATCACTAATCAACACTTTTTGTGATGAAATCAAAGAATCAGCTTTTTCAATTTTACCTTCCCATTGAGCATCACGTGCTTTAATCATTTCTAAAGCTTCCGCCTCTGTAAAGGTTGTTTGTGCTAGTAAAGGTGTTAGCAGTAAAATCCAAATATACTTCATCTTATTTACTCTTTGCAAACTTTCGTAAAAAATCTTCTGCGGATTCAACTTCGTCATTTTCATAAACTTCTTCCATCTTTTTAGTTTTCTTTTTAGAGATAGTTAGTTTTCTTTTCATATTGCCTATTTCCCTTCTAGATGCAGTCTTAGCTTCCTCTAATTCTTTAATTTGTTTTTCTACTTTCTTCTCTTCTTTTTTGTTTTCTTCAATCACCTTTTTGAGTTTTTGCACTTCCTTACTTTTAACCTGTTTTGCAGCAAAAAGTCCACCAACTAGTCCAAAGATTCCTAATATTACTTTCCAAAGTTTCATAACTAATTCTCCAATTCATTAAGGGTTTCTTCAAATTTCTCTAATGCTTCATCAGCCATAGACTTTATCTTTTCTGTATCTACATTCCAAGTTTCTTTTTCTAATTCAGGATATGCAACACCAACATTATTGTACCACTCAGGTGCTTTCATATCTTTCCATTCTTTGATTGCCTGTATTTGTTCTTTCAAAAAAGATATTTTATTTTCTTTAACTTTTTGTTTTTCCCACTCTTCATACTTACCTTCAAGTCTAAGTTTGTGTTCAAAATCTAATTGACAATCAAAGCAATGTTCGTAGAGTCTCCACATTTTATCGTCTAATCTTTTTTTCATTACTTTATTACATGAGGGACAAAATAAAGGCATCCTAACATCTTGCATTAATTCAGTCATCTTTGGTATTACATCACCCTTTTCTTTTCCTTTACCCTCGTAACCAATCATAACTCTTTTATCCGGTTCTCTACCAGATAATAAATCACCTAAAACTTTGTTTTGTCTTTCTGATTCTTTACTATATCCCATAACCTACTCCTATACGAATTTTAACATACCCAAAATTTGATTTGCTGGTGCGAATGCTCCTGTGTATTTGTAGAGTTTACCTTTATAAACAAATGTAACCCCTTCCGATGGAACAACTGCATTTAGTCCACCTAAGGCTTTTAGTCTGTCTAACTGAACTTTTAATGTGTTCAATACTTTTGGGTCTTTAGACTTTTTAACTTTGTTTATTGTACCTACCAAATCCTTTCTAATTTTTTGAGCTGCTTCAGATGGATTTGCTGCAATAAAGTCACTCATATTTTTTAATATCTCTGCACCCAATTCAAAAAATAGAACTTCCCAATCTCTAATATGTTCTTTTTGTAGTTTAGCATGATTCATTTTATCAGTACTTAAAACCCAATCTAAAAACTTTGGATACTTTTCTAAATCTTTTCTTATTTGTGGTATCTTATACGACTTATCAAAGAACGCCCATCTCTTAGTTAACTTCATTAAAATTCTATTATCAGGATGTTTGTAATCTGTTTGTTTTCCACCATTATAAATATACTCCATCCAATAAGCTTGATGATAATCAGCCAAAGTGTCGGTATCTTTTAACTGATATTCACTTTGTAATTTTTTGAGTTTACCTAAAAAGTAACTCTGTCTCTTACTGAAATCTTTAACCTGTGGTAGATTTGCAACAAATGGTTTCGTTATTGTGTAAGTTTTTTGTATGTCTTGATTTATTTGTTTTATCATACCAGCCAACACCCTAGCACTCTCTCTATTCTCTCCAATAGGAGAGCCAAATTCATCATACTCTATAGTTCCATGAAACTGTAGTAAAGATTTATCATAAGGTATTACATTTGATGTAGCAGGATACATGACCTCCAAAGACATAAATCTTTTACCCTCACCAAATATTTTATCTTTTTGTTTCTTACTTAAACCCTTTAATGCTCTAGTTAAATCATCCATTGCAGTAACAAATGCTTTTTCAATATCACCTCTACCGGAAAACATATTTTTTATACCACTAGCATCTAAAGCATTAGCACCAAAGTTTTTGATGTGTCCTTTGTTTCTTGCTGCGATAAGTTTGTCGTTTTTCCAACTTATCATTATATTTTGCCCATCAGTTTTTTCTGTAACTGGTCCTTCTTTATCAAGTTTACCTTGTAGTGTATTAATAATTAGTTTCTTAAAATCCGAAAACGTTAATTTTTTATCATCAAAGGGGTGATTTAAATGTCCATATGCTCCACCTTCCAACATCAATTCTTTTTTCCACCATTCTTTTGAGAACGTTCTTTCTTCTAAATTATCTAAATCTAAGGTATCTAAGAAACTTGTATCTATATCTGCATTAGCACCAGCTGCAAATACACTACCTATTATATTATCTATCGCAGCAGATGTTCCCATCCAATCAACCACCTGCCAACCAATTGGGCCTACAACGTCATCCAAATGTTTTTTATATTTATTTACAGCCGTATTAGAACCACCTTGTGTTCCGTGATCCATATAAGTAAGTGGTACAGAATTGTAATGTTTTTGTCCTGGTTTTCTTCTCGTATGGTCTTCTACAGCTTTTGCAACATTCTCTTCCGGTTTTATAATATTATTTCTAACAGCGTAATCAACAACCTTCCATCCCTCTTTTTTGTAAATACTATCTAACCAATCCTTAGATGTTTTTTCATACGCATCTAAGGTTTGATAATAAGTTGATGGGCCATCATCTAAATTTCCTTTCAGACTATCACTATATTCTAGTAAAAATTCTTTTATCAAATCTTCAGATATATTAATGGTTTCAAATAACTTTTTGAATTTATTTGTCATCATATTGTATATACCCTTATCAAAATATTTGAATGTTTTCTTAAATGTCTTCTGTCTTTCATCATCACTATACTTTGGGTTTCCTAATAAATCTCTCATCTTTGTACCACTAAGATTACCTTGCTGTGGTGCAGTCAATATGTAACCATGAGTTTCATATCCCTCTAAATTATTTTTGTTCTGATTGAAGTCTTGGTAGTATGTTTTACTACCATCTTTTTTAGTACCACCTTTCAATCTACCAGCATCCTTCTGTCCAAATGCATAAACTACAGCTGTTGTATCAGAATTGAATTTTTTCAAAAGATTTACAGCAACATAAGGTGTTTTCTCTTGTATAATTCTATTCTTTGGAATACCCATCTTTACCATATGTCTTACTTTCTCTTTGAAATCCATTGGATGTCTTGGTGGTTGTTTGATGTTGGATGTTGTTATATATGCTTCGTCAACCTTTGATGCCAACCATTTATATGTTGCTAAATGACCAGGATGAAAAGGCTGAAATCTACCACCAAATACTCCAATTACTTTTTTTATCTTTGAAGTTTCCTCATTCATTTTTAATTTTTTTCGTAAAGCATCAATTTGTTTTCTAACTTTTTTTTGTGCAGGACTATTAGGCATCATCTTAAAAGCTTTATTGTACAACTTCATCAATTGAACTTTATCATTTTCATTAATATTTTCACCAAGTAATCTTAGTAATTGTGTCATCACCACTGGGTTATTGGTAAGGTAAATTTGTAACTTACTAATATTTTTGGTATAAATTTTTGGTATTAGATTTTTATCGACTAATTTTTGTAATGCACTTTTCATTTTTGGTTTATTAATAAATTCTTGTATTTTTTTATAACCACTACCATAAGGAACTGAGGTGTTACCTTTTCTCTTCATCTTCTTTACCATCTTACGACTTGGTGATGGTAACATACCAGCTGGTGCTCCAAACTCCTCATTCTTCTTTTTGGTTTTCTTCTTCATCTTATTGATGTAAGCTCTATAGACAGCAGCTTGTGAAGTCTTACCCATCTCTCTAGCTCTCTGTTCCATAGCAACAGCAGCCTGTATCTTATGAGCATGTGACCTACTACTACTCTTTATCTTTCTGACAGATGCTTGAGCATCTTTTACAGTTGCAAATTTCAATCCATGTATTGTACCCTTTGGATTCTCGTCTGTGTATAAATCAGAATGTGATTTTGAACCACGATGTTGTCCTTTCTTACGAGGCACTCTTGGTGCCTCTTTTAAATCAGACATCCACTCTAAACCAGGTACAACAATATTCTTAACCTTAAACTTTTTCTCAAATTCTTTTTTGGCCTTTACAAACTTTTTCAAATGAGGTGGTAACTCTCCTGTTTTTTTGAATTTATCTCTCATACTTTTAATCTGAGATTTTGTCATACTCTCACCCAAAAGAGAAATTCCTATTAATGCCATAGTTTTGTCTCTAGCAGATTGTCCTCTAAATTTTTTAGATACCTTTTTATAATTTTTTCTAATCATATTTTTTGCATCTTTTTCAGAGTTTCCATACTTTTGGAGAAGGCTATATATTGTCTTTACTTCAGATTCGTTTACCGATTCCATAATTCTAAATTTTAAAGCTGGTCTTCCATTAATCAACAAGTCTCCGTTATCATTGTAATCGATTGACTTTACAACCACCTTTTTATTTTTGAATCTACCCATTAGTACTGTATCCCCAACCTCTACCGGTAGCTTTATAGCCTCAAAGAATCTAGACTGGCCAGGATCTTTAAAAACCTTTTGAAATTTCTTTTGTTTTCTTAACCAATCTTTTGCAACTTTACTTTTAATTGGTTTTTTAAGAAACTTGTCAATCCCCATATTGACCAACATTTTAAATTTCTTCTTTGCTTCTTTTTCAGATAAAAATTTATTATTGTCCACTATTAGAAAGTTGCTACCACCAAATAATCCTTGAAAAAAAGCCAAATTACTTTGAACATCTCTCCAACTATCCTTAACAATTTTTGCTGGTAAAGCTCTTGGTCTTTCTTCATTTCTTTGCATAGCAACTTCTAATGATGTATTAACAAAAACCATATAGGTGTCATAACCTAAATCCATTAATTTTTTTCTTTTTTCTTTTACTGAACTAAATTTATGACCAGTTCCATCAATGATAACACCTAATCTTCCATCTGTGTATATTCTTAACCTTTCTTTACTCAAAGACTTTGCAAACTTTCTTAGTCCACTCGTATCATAGTCTACAGGATTTCCTGCTCTATCCACACCAGTTAAATCTTGAAATAACTCATCAGGCATGTTATCTAAATCAACAGTACCAAAATACTTATTGAGTAAAAATTCTAACTCAGAATCTTGATTAACCATCTTTAAGCCAGTCTTAGAAACATTTATCTTTTCTGGTATACCAAATAATTGGGATGCTACATAAGATTTTCCACTACCAGGCCCACCAGCCAAAAATATAGCTTTAAAGATACCAGGATCTCTAGCACCCTCTTCTATTACTTCTTTTTCTAAAAATGGTTGTATAAGGTATTTTGTAAGTTTATCCATAATAATAAATATCCCTTAATTTTATTTTATCAAATTATTTCCATATCTACATCTATTGAACTGTAATCAACAGCATAAAATCCGTTAGAATCTAAAATTACACTATTATCAAATCCCATCTCTAGTAAATCTTGTGCCATCACACCTTTATAAGTAGTTTTTAAATCATTTTTGTAATTAAATGAGTAAATCGGTATTTTAGAATTGCTGTATCCAATTCTATTGATATTTGTTTTGAGTCTTACATCAGAAATTCCTTGTCCAAAAGCAATACCTACACCAGTTGTATCGGTGACACTATTATTTCTAAAAGTTAAAGTGGCATTGGTGGTACCTGAACTTCCACCTGAAATGTATTTGAGTCTAATATAATATGTTCTATTTCCACTCTGTCCTGTAAATTGTCTAGGACTATCTGCAAGATGATTTGCAAATCCAGAAGTATCAGAAGTACCGCTCCCATTAGTACCTGGATCACCAAGCTGGGAAACCGACATCTCAACATCAATATTACCTTTTTGTCCTGATACATTTGATGAAAGAAATACATCTGTAGTCCCACTACCATTTCTGAGTAGTATTGTTTTTAAGGCAGAAACACCTGGAGTATTAGCCGATACACTAAAGGTAAAATCTGCGATACCATTTGCACCATTAGAAGCTCCCCAGTAGGTACTATTATTATCGTGATCGTAATCGTAAAATTCAGACATAGCATGAGGTTCACTTCCA